AATTTCGCCATGCAACAGCGGCGTAAGCGTCTTGTTGGCTCCTTCCGTGGAGTTTGGTTGTACAACTTTCTGTTTCGACCTTGCCATATTGCCTCCTAGAAAAATCTAGCCTTGCCTTGCCTTGCCATGCCTCGCCCAGCCCTGCCGCGCCATGCCCCGCCACGCCACGCCGAGAAATTATCTCCACTCAAATGAAAACTTACCGAATGCCTTGCGAAACGTGCCGAGCCCGAGACGCACGCCGCCGTCCACGAAGAGGTTCTCAATCAAGTCTTCGTTCAGGTCGGGGTGGGGAAGAATTGTCAGCTTGAACTTCAACTCCCACGGCGTGTCCAGCATCGGGCGAACCTTGGGATTTGGAATGCCCTTATCCAACCGGGCAACGTGGTAAACAAGGTGAATACCGCTTACCGGGTCCACGTCGTCTACAAAGCTACCGCCAAACACAACGGGTTTACCGTTTTTCGTAAACGGAATGGCGGATGGATTGATGATGGTGCTCGCCAGCAGCGCAGAGGCAACCGTCTTGTATTCTCGTTTGTCGAGGAGCATCTTCGGAGCGGACTCTGTGTTCTGTGCCGACAAGAACGAGGTGATGTTCATCGAAGGCATCGTGACGATTTTGCCTTGCAGGTACAGTTTTTGTTCAGGTGCGAGTTGCGTTTTGTTGTCTCCCGCGTATCGGTCGAAAAGAATCGAGGTGAGTCCAGTCAGAGTTATGTCTTTAGTGATTTGCTTTGAAATAGAAGCCATGTTTTTCTCCGCGAACGTTTGAACTTTTTGGTCGAGCCTAAGTTCGGTGTTCGCCTTCAGAAAAATCTAGCCTTGCCTTGCCTCGCCTAGCCCTGCCATGCCAAGCCTTGCCTTGCCGCGCCCTGCCCAGCAAAATCCATAGTACACGAGTACAATCGCCGTGTCAAGTTAAATCTTGCCTCCGAGGAATAGACCAGCGATTACGCCACCGATAGTGCCCCAAAAGGTGCGCTTGCGACCCTTCGCGGCTTCAGCATCAACCCGCACGTTGCACGCGGCATCATCCGCTTTCACCGCCTGAACCAGTTCGTCCTTGTCTGCCGCAATCACCTTATTCGCCGTCGCCAACTCGGTATTTGCGTCGGTCGTGAGAACCGTTTGCGCCGCCAATTGCCCCGTGAGATTCGTCACGTCCGACTGAGCCTGCGCATAGAGGTCCATATCAGCGACAACCGTGCGAGTCATCGGTAGCGTCATCGTAACAGCATCGCCGTTTACAGTCAATTCGCTGGCGTCGGCGTGTGTTTGCTCCAAAAGCCGTGCCGCCGCCGCTTGAGCGTTGAGTGTCGCGTCCGTGGTGACTTGTTTCGCGGTCGCCGCACGCTCTGCCGCCATCTGAGCAATCAGATTAGTGATAAGCGCCGTCTGGGTGGCATCGCGGGCAACGTCGTCCGAATGTTCCTTCGCCAACTCGGCGACAAGAGCCGCCTGAGTTGCCGTGTCTACGCCCTCTTTCGCAAGCTGAGCCGCTGCGACCCGAGCGTCGTGCTTCTCAATCAGACTCTGGAACAAGGCAACGCCGCCGATGATGCTGCCAGCAATCAAAGCGATGGCGAGCAGCGCTACAAGAATGTGCGCCTTAATCCACGTTATATCATTAGAGATTTTGGTGATTTCTGAAACGGGTTTCGTTGGTGTTGCAGTGTCGGTCATAGAACCTCACTCGGATATAGTACCAAAGTACGGGTCAGATGTCAAGCCTTTTCAAGCCTCGCTCGGAGGTATGCGACGACCGGCAGGAGATTCTCAGGATGAGACGCGGCGTTGAAGAATCGCTCAACGTAGCCTAGTCCTCTATTACATTTGAAGCAGAGAAGCCCCCGAATTGACCACGGCATCATCGCCTGTGTCACAGCGGACACAGCCGCCGCTTTTGTAGCCGCCACTCGTGTACATTTTACCTGCCCTGCCTCGTCGTACCCGTAGGCACTCCACTTTCCCGCCAGCGCGAAGCGGGCCCATCCGCCGGGCATCGTCCGGTACGCCCTTACGTGGAAATGAAAATGGTCTACGTTGGGAGGTCCGTAGGCGTCAAGGGGACCCCCGCAGATTTTGCACTGGCCTTCTTGGTCTTTGGCTCGCTGCTCTCGGTCGGCGAGGGTGATGCCGAATTTGCGTTGGATTCGGAGGTCGGTATTGTGCTGTCTTTCTTCAACTGTTGTTGCCTTTTTGCTTCGCGCCATTTTGCCCTCTCATCCCAGCGTTCCCGGTTCATTTCGTAGGTCCACTTCTCGTACCGCCGAATCAATTCCCCCTGCCACACAATCACCCCAAGCAAAATCAACTCAACACACATCAAGAATTGATCTGGCGTCATGGGCGTCATGCTGAGAGTGTACACCCCGCCGCCGCCAAAAGTCAAGCCCCAAATTAGTACGAAAGTACTATGGACAGCCGGGGGCATCCTTTGTAATTATGTCGTCAGGAGGAATTACCGATGAGCGGAAAAGAAATGAAAGTCCGAATCATGGCAGGCACCATCCGAGCCCGTCTGCTTGGACGCCACAGCAACCCGACATTTCGTCGTGTCCTTGCGAATATGACGGACTCCGAACTTGTGGACCGTCAGGCTCAGTTTCACGCCGATTCCCTTTCTCAGGCAGCGCAACCGCGACAGGAGGCACCATGCAGCGAAACTACTCCAGTTGTTTTAGTCCAGAAGTAGCCGAAGAGTTAGGCGAAACCGAGCAGCCAGCCCTATCTGTGCCGCCCGCTCCCGCCTACGTCAGTCAGCCGACGCTCACCGAGCGAATCCAGTGGATTATGCTGGACCGGCAAATCAGATTGCTCGCACAACGTACGCAGCGAGCATAGAAGTGTCGGCAACCCCGACGAGGAGAAGTGTGAATGACCAAGAAGCCGTGGTTCTTCGTGTTTTTGTTTCTGCTGTGCAGTGCAGTGCCTGCGAAGGCGTGGAATTGCAGTGACCCCCTCGCCGAGCGGGTTCTCGTGCCTTCAACCACCACCGGAACTTTTGGTGATGGTGACGGACAGCTTGCAAACTACAACGGTCAGGTGTACGAGTGCGAAGTCGTTCCTGTAACTCCACCCGCTCCCCCGACCACAGGAGGAAATTCAAATGCAAACTCGCAGTCGTCCAGTACCAGCCAAGCGGCTTCGCAATCTAGTGCGAACTCTTCGGCGACTGGTGGGCGGGCATCCTCTCAGTCTACCGCCACAGGAGGGAACGCAACAGGTGGTAACGGTTATGCTACGGTTTCCAATGCGGGGAATTCTACTGTCACCTCAAGCAACACTGCAATGGGAGGTACAGGAGGTTCCGCTACCGCCAACGGCGGAAACCAAAAGCAAACGCAGACGCAGTCAGTGAACAACTCGGGCAACTCCTCGGCGTCAGCAAATGGGTCTAACAATGCAACCTATACCGAGAATATCCCGAGACAAGCACCGCCTGCGATGGCTCCGACCGTACTTCCGACAACGCCGTGCTTCAAAGGCTATAGCGGCGGCGGTTCGGGAACGGCATTTGGGTTTTCATTCGGCGGCGGCAAGATTGACGAGAATTGCGCCATTCTTGAAGCCGCACGCCTAGCGCCGAGCGTCACCGCCCGATGCAAGGTGTATCTCACAAACAAGTACGTGAAGGCAGCGGGCGTCACGATGGATGACTGTCTACCTCAGGCGGTTCCCGTCGTGGTTCCTACTCCTGCACCAGTCCCCGAACCGCAATTGCAACTCTCAGTGCCTGATGTCACGGTGAATATTCCAGTGACGGTGATTCCTGCGCCGGTTGTCCCGCCCGCGCCTAGCGTGGCAGCCGCCGCCCGGAAGATGCCGTATCGCAAACCACCGTGCAAGTGTGTGGTCACAAACGACACCATCACCAAGTAACATTCCGCAGTGTCTGGGACGGGGAGCCTGCAAAGGCTCCCTTTCTTATTTGCCGAGTTTCTTGAGACCGCCCTTGAGGAATTCCAGCGAGATATTACCCTTGGCTTTTGGAGCAGGCTTGGCGAAGATGCTTACTTCAGGGGTCTCAGGTGTCTGATCGACCACGGGAGTTCCGCCTCGATCTCCCCGTCCAGCGGCTCCTTCGGCGGGTTCCCCCCGAACGCCAGCAGTAAATAGTTCTCTCTGGTCAGCGGGATTCCGTACTCCTCTAGCAACTTCATCGTGCCATCGGGCTGCGTAGTCCCAGATTTGGTTTCGGGCTTCGTCGGCTGTGATTTTTCCGTCATTGTGTTGTCTCCAGATTGCATCTACCGCGTTGATATTTTCCTTGGTCTTGAAGTCGTCCGTGAAGACCTCGCGTATCTTCGCCCATACTGGTGATTGTAGCCTACTCGGTATGGGAATGTCAAGTTCTTTCGCTGCGAGTCGATACGCGGCGTCGTGCAGCGGATATGTGCCGCTGAGTCCATGGGGACCGTTGCTGATGGTTCCAAAGTTCGACCCAACGTCGGGGTGCTTGCCCGCCAGCGGGCGCAACTGCCCTGCCGCGACCGCGTGCGTATCAATCGTCAAGAATCGCGGGTCGTCCGGTGCGGCTTGGTTGTTGTAGAAGTTGCGAACCTTGTGCCCGTAGCCGAGTTGCTTGCTGATATTCTCGGGAGAGCCGTCTCGCAGAATCGAAATCGCTTTCTGAATGTGATTCTGAAAACTCCAGCCTACGCTGGCTTCAGACCCGTCCACGTTCTTGGCGAGCCCGAGCGGCTTGCCGTCAGGTCCCCACGTTTGATATGACCGAGGATTGTGACCTTCGTCGTACAGTCGCAACCACCACGCTTGTTTCTCTGGCATGCTCGTCAGCCCTGCGAGCGTTTTCCCTCGCAACGATTTGAAGAGCGGCGCAAACTTCCCCATCCCGGGGACACTGAGAATCTCGTCCGCTGCTTTCTGCATCTCAGGTGTGAACTTTGTGTTCTGTTGGTTCTTCCAAATATCCACCGTCCGCTCGGCAAGCGCCGTGTTCTGGTTCCAGTCCGTCATCGGAGACTCGACTGAGGTCACTGCCCACGCTTGGTTCGGAGTGATGTCGTGCGTCTTTGCGACCTCCAGCCCGCGCTCGTGAGCGCCGACTGGGTACCATTGCTCGTTGTACGCAATCTCCGCAGGCGTCAATTTGCGGTACATGAATTTGATGTTGTCCGCGACGTGCCGAATGTATGCATCGGCGGCAGTCTGCGCATCCGCGCTTTCGGGCATCACGAATCCGGGGACACCTTTAACACGATTCACCATCTTGTCGATGTACCCGGGTGCAGCCTTCGCGGCTTCCATGTCTGAAATGAGCGACTGGTTCGTGTGGTCTTCGACAGTCTCACCTTTCACGGTGCGCGACGGCACGCGGGTGCTAACCGTGGGCGATTCGATAGGCGTCGTCGCGCCCTTCTTGGCTTCCATGGCACCTGAAATTACGCCCCCAGTCTCGCCGCCCAAATCCTTGATACGTTGCTCCATCGGGTAGTCTGGGAACTGCCGGGTCTTGCCAGTTCCGCCGATTTCAATTTCCTTTTTGTTTTTGATATCGTAGATTGACTTCTGGTCTAGCTTGTGAGCTAAGTCTATCGCCGCTTGCTTATCTCGGGTCACACCACTGACTTCCAACGCCCCCTCATACCCGCCGATGTGCAATTCAGGATGCTTGTCAAACAGCGCCTTATTCTCGCCGTGAAATTCCTGCATATCTTGGGGGCTCGGATGAAATGTCCCGGCAGGCTCGCCAGCGGGCTTCGGCCACTCTGCCCCGGCCTCAGGCTTGCGCTGCTCGGGACCAATTTCCACGACATAGCCCTCTGTAGGCGTCTTGCCCGTTGTCGGATGAATCGTAAAACCACCCGCCTTCGCCATAGTATTGGCAGCTTGATCGTGCCACGGCTCGGGTGGTTTCTGGATTTCGGCAGTTTTTACTTCTGGGGTTTTTGATACTTCGGCAGCCACTTCTGGAGACTTTTGTCCAGCCGCTCCCGAAACTTCGCTTTCTCCTCGGGCGACATCTGCTTGACTGTGTACAGCAAATCCTCCCCCAACTGTTCCGTTGTCCGCGTTTTCGGTTCCTTTTCCATTTGCTATTCTCCTTTGTGCTTCAGCATGCATTTTTTGAGCGTCCCGAACAACACGCTGTAGTCCATCCATGTCGTGAACATCTTTGGCGCTTGCGCCCCCCGGTAGAGCCCAATCGGGGTGAATTAAGTCAACCTCAACATCTCTACCACCTTCTAGAAGGGGCGTCAGCCTATCCAATTGGGCATGCGTAGGAGGATGTTCGGCAGAAACCATCACCCCGAGCCATTTAGACTGCGGAACATCAATCACACGCATAGCACCTGTTTTCATTACAAAATCAAAACGTGGATTTGAGTTGTGAGCGGACTGCACGCCGGGGATTGATGCAATATCGCCGTGGTCAAGAGTGCGAGCCTCCTGACCTTCCGAGAAATCCAGCATCGTCCCATCAAGCCCGATATATCCTGCCTTGCGAATGTCCTCGGTCGTGCCGTAATGTTTTATTGCTTTGGCGAAGAGTCCTGAGGTGTCTCCGCCTTTTTGGGCGAAGAGTCTGCCTTGAACTGGCTCCGCAGCGACTTTCTTACCTCCTCCTGCTGCGCCGGGCTCAGTTGCTGGAACGACTCCACCATCTGCTGCATGAGTTCCTTCAGTGATGCCATGTTTTTGTCCCTCCCACACTGCTCGTACTTGGTTCAATAAATCGTCAACTCGTTCTTGAGTTTGCAGAACGGTTCTCGGGATACCGTCCTCCCGCTCTGCGGCCATCTTCTTCACTATAGCATTGATTGCCGGGTCTTGCCAGTCTTTTCTTAGCTCGGCAAGCGTTTTAATCATATGGTCACCGATTTCATCATCGGTCAACCCCATAGCTTTCCCCCAGCGAACGATGTTTTGAGCATCCCCCGCCCCAGCACCGCCCTCTGTGACCTTAATCGGAATCCCATAATTCACTTCTTGGGAAACCACCCCCCCCAAATATACCCGCACAGCTTTCGGCCAATTCTCTTTCAGGGCTTGAGCCGAAAACTTAAACCGCCCGGGTTCAATTTCCGTGACCCCGGGAAGTTCTCGGAAAACAGGACCAAAATCTGTTGACGCCGCCGCTCCTCCGCTCGTTGTCGGGTGATAGGCGCTGTTCACGACAACATTCTTCATAGGCCAACCCACACGTTCGCCTTCAACGATGTGTCCATCTTCGTGTCCAACTACACTTACCGGAGAGTTTCCTTCGGGGAGCAATTCTGCGGGAAACACGTCATCCCATGAAGGTCCATGCGTGACACCTAAAGCCTCGGCGTATCGCTGATTGTCTTCCTCTTCGGTCGCGCCCCCGAGTCGCATTTTGATGTGCCCGCCAATATACCCGCCGGTCTCACCGTAGGCGGGACTCAGATTCACAGTTTGACCCGGCATTTCGCCCCGACGAGCAAGCGCCTGATGAAACTGCGGCTCGGGCGTCGGCTGTCTCAGTGGCGTAGGCGTGGCTTCAAGCAGTTTTGATGCCGCACCGTACAGGTCTCCGGCGAATTGCTGGTGCAGGGCGGGGTCCTTGTGGAACGACTTCTCCAGCACATTCTCATTGAAGTCATCCGGGGAAGCGGTCGTCATGGACTTCCCGAGTTCTGTATTCTCATAGAGAGCGAGGTTGTAGATGTTGGCATGAGAGATGATGTCTCTGTTGTCCTGCAAGAACTTGAGCGTGTTTGCGTACGTTTCTGCCGTCTCCCCCGGATAGCCAATCAAGATGTTCGGAATCAAGGTAATGTTGTTCTGGCGCAACTTATCCACGGCTTTGTTAATGATGTTCTCCGTAGCGGGCTTGTGCATTGACTTCAGGATGGGGTCATTATAGCTCTCAATGCCTAGCTCCACGTATTTGATGCCGGATTTCGCCAACCAATCGGCAGGGATTTTCCCCATTTGCGCTGCGGTCGTCTGCACCACGAACCCTTGGAAATTCGGGTTCTTTTCTTTCATTCGGGTATTGAGTTCCGCCAAGTCCTGATAGTTTTTCGCTTGCCCGAATGTCTTATCGTTCAGGTACACCAGTTTTGAACCCAACTGAGCGATAGCGTCCGCCTGCTGTTCAATGTCTTCTTTCGGCGGCATGACCAGTTGCTTCTCAACTGTGCAGAACGCACATTTGTGCAGGCAGCCCTTTGACATCGTGAGACGGGGAATCACGTCTGACCCAGCATAGTGACGATAGTCGGCACCGCCCTTATATTCTACACCTGCATCCTTCGTGAGCGACTCCATGGAGTCGTGCCATTTCACATTCGGCAAATCCGAAAACGTCTCAGGAGCCACATACCCGCCAACATCTACATGCCCTGAGTAGTTTGATGCGAGGTCCCGAATTAGGTGCTTGTTGACATCCAGCGCAGAGAATGTGACCCTACCATATTTCGCATCGTTCAGAAATTTCTTCGCCTGCTCCATGTCACGGACGACATACACATCCGCGTCGGGAAAGTTCCGAGCAACAAACCCGTGCCACTGTGGAATCTCCCAAAAGTCTTGCATGCGTGCATAGCCCGGACGAAACCCAGAATAGAGTTTGTCATAATACTGCGAGGCTTCGTCTTTTGTTTCAGTCTTGAGCCCGCCATTAATTAAATCGGATGCGAACTGCACCATGAGCAAGCGATTCTCGTTGGTCGGCGATGCGCTGTTTGCCGGGTCCACAGAACGTCGCACCCATGGATTTGTCTGGTCGTTGCTAGCTTCATGATAGGTCGGATATGGCTGCGTTGATGCCCCGCCTTGAATTTGAGTCCGCTCTAGTTTCGGCATAGGAACCGCAGCAATAGGAGCCGTCTCGGGATTAACCGTTGGTTTCGGGGGAGTCGGCGGTGCAACCATTTTGCCGCCCACCTTCGCCATTGAATCCGAAAGAGCCGCCACAGGAACGTCAGGCTTATCAACTCGCCCGACTGCCGTCCCCTCGGGACTGGGAATCAACGGCACGGAAGTCGCATGCGTTTCGTTCGTAGTAAGCGGGTCTTTCTTGAGCCAATCCGGCAAGTTTTTGGTAGCTGGTGTTTCTGGCGGCTGGAGGTTCAATCGGAACCCGGGCGTTCCATTCGGGTGTGTGATGTTCTCAATCGGTAGCCCGCTGGCTTGCAGGTTTCTCCAAACTCCCGTTGCCGCCGGAGAGACGTGCGTCGGGTCACTGGAAATACTCAGCACGCCATCCGCCCGAGCTTTATCAAATGCAGATAGATACATCTTCGTCGCGATACCTTTTCTCTGCATCTCTGGCGTGACTTGTGCCCCATAAATCCGCGCGTTTCCCTCCACATCGGTTTTGTATCCGAGCGAGCCGATTTTCTTTCCGCCGACGTATGCACTCTGTAAATGCTCCCAGTCAGGACCTTCGGTTTTAATCGTCGGCTGTTGAACAGTACCGCCCTGTGCCTCGGCTTCATGTTGACGAATGATATTGAACGTCGTGTCCGCCATTCGCCCAACACGAGTTAATTGACCACTCGGAAAGGGACGAGTCGTATAGTCCCGGCGTTCAATGCCCTGCGGAGCCTCTACTTCTTTGCCGCCTACAGTTTTGAAAGTGACGTGAGGCGAAATTTCAGCGCCTTCAGGTGCGGCAACAGCTTCTTTACCTGCGGGTTTCTTTTCAGCAGCGGCGGTAGGTTTTGTTTCAGCCGCCGGAGCCGCTTCAGGTGGGGCTGGAGTTTTATTCGCTATGATATCTTGAACTTCACCAGCGTTGAAATGAGTGATCGCTTGGTTTGAATAGCCGAGGTCTTTGAGCGTTCGTACGTGCTCACGGCTCATCTCAAAACCAGTTTCTGGACCCTCAACCGGCTTCACAGGACCCAACCCACCTCCTGTCTCGGCGGGTTCAACTTCTCCAAGCCGACCCATGAGCGGTATCGGTTGAGCCATCATGGTGGGTTTTCCGCCCGGCTGAGAAAGCGCACCAAGCGAGAGGTCTTGTAATCCATTCGTGGTGAGGTCATCAATCGCTTTCTCTGGAGTAGTCGTGCCGAGTTTGCCTAACGAAACCGGCTGTTTAGCCATCCCCGGAGCGAGCGCTCGCTTCGGTTCCGCTTCCACGCTATCCTTGACATAGTCGTATGTCTTGCGATAGATGTACTCGTATGGGTTCTGCTTTTTGAATTCCGCTGGGTTATCTCGGTAGAGAGCCTCTTTGTCGGCGTTCTCTTTTTCCGTAGCAGCAGCGTGGTCATTGTATTCTTTCTCTGCTGCGGGCGACTTCTGAGACTTGTTGATGATGTGATGCCAAATTAAAGTTGAAGTATTTTCGTCGGGAATAGTTGCCGGAGGAGCAGTCTGAATAGAGGGAGTCCCGCCAGCACCCAGTTGGTCTTCTGGAGGAGCAGGCGGTGCACTGATTGTCGGCGTTGCGGTATCAGTTGCCACAGCGGTCTCCGATTACGGATTCATAATCTGAAGCCGTGGGTCAATCTCTCGGGCTTGGTCAATGTTCTCAGCCGGGATATCATGAATGCCACCATCTGACGCCCGGACACGATGATGTCCTTCAGGAATCGGCGGATAGTTCTCTAAACCGTCTATCCGAGGCGGCTGGATTGACGGCGTAGCCTTCGCACCCTTGCCCTGCCCCTTACCCTTCGCCCCAGCTTTGCCCTCGCCTGTGGGCTCCGCAGCCCCAGCAGCCCCAGTCAGGGCTTTGAGCACGTTCGGATGGGCTTCTGCCATCGCCAAAACCTGCGGGTCAATGGTTTTCATGCGATTGATAGCCTCGGTCACCTTGTCAAGAGGCTCGCCTTTGGTAATTGCCCCACCTTGTTTAGCATCATACAGCTGCTTCTTAAAGTCGTCCGGCACTGCCAATGGCTGGAGCCGCCGAGCCAGTTCACCCTCGTCCTTTGTTGAGTGAAATATATCAAAAAGGTTCGCTCGCTGCTCATCGTTAATGGTTGGTTCCCCCCGAAGAATAGACTCTGCGGGGTCTTGATAGGGTTCCATATTAGCTTACCTCCGAAGATGTTGGCGCGGCTGCTCCCATTGCTACTTCAAACTCGATGTTACCCTTCTCGTCCATATAGGCAGCAACGATACCACCCGGATCAACAATTTCACCCACCTCGTCGATTCCAAGCAGCGCCTTAATCACGGAATTGTGCATCGTCATCACAGTCGGAAGTGCAGCGTACGGTGTTGCGAGATACTGATAGATGACTTGCACTCGCAAATTTAACTGCGTGCCGCTCTCGCCGCCGGGAATCACGAGATCGGGATTCTCAATGTACTTTTTGAACTCCTCAACTCGCTCGGGCGTCTTTTCTTTGCCTGTGTAATCAGCGACCATCCTCGGGCGCAAGTTCGGGTCATATGTGACGAAAGGGCACGCCACGTTGCATGTATCCATGATGCACTGTGCGGTTTCTGCGGCACGAGGGATATCAGAGGAAACAACTCGTCCGATTTTCTCAAAGGACAACCATTGCGCGGCTTTCTCGGCGGACTCTCGACCTGTATTGGATAACTGGAAATCACCCCATCCATCCCAAACATTTGGCTGAGTGATTTCACCATGTCGTACGATATAACCAATCAGTGTTCGACTTGGGTCAAGATTTAACATTGCGTTTCCATTCCAGTTGCGGGTTCACGAACCTCTCACTCTGCTCGCTTGCCAGCCACTCGCACAAATTATCGCAGCGGGTAGACCAACTTGCCCAGCCGCATCTTTTACAAACAAATCGCTCCGTACGATTCGCCGGGTCTCGTTCACAGGTTTCGCCGCAGCGGGGACACGACATCTGGTCCATATAGTGTACCTCGCCAACCCTCAAAAGTCAAGCCTAGAATGCACGGGTCGCAGCAAACACCAAGACTCAAACACGCTCGGTTCATTCCACCACGTATACGATTACGAATTCATTCGGGTCAGCGTAGTTGCACAAGATAAATGTGTCGTCCCCAATCAATTCCATGTAGATTTCATCGGTGAAAACCCACACCGGCCATTCATTCCCGTAGCCGAACCAAAACCCGTGCCAATAGATTTCCTGTCGCCCGCCACGTACGCGCACGTCTCGGTTGCGGTCAACTCTACGATGGTCATCTCTGCCGAGTATCCGCCCATCACCCCGACCGCCATTACCGCGCCCGGGATTACCCGCACGCCCGCCATCACCGCGTCCCGGGTTCCCGTGAGAACCTCCGCGTCCGCCACGCTGAGCAACCATCAAATCTTCGCCGTTATTCGGGTCTTGAGTAATAGGAGTCACAACCGTCACAGGAATCGGAACCTGTCTCGCTTTGTAGAGCAGTGCTGGGATATCACCTAGCTCTTTTTCAACCTTTGAGATGGGCTCAACTATGGATGGCATTGTCGCCCCGTCCCAACCCGCAATCACCAGCCCGATAATCTTACGGGTCTTCTCGCTTACAACCGAGGAGCCGCTAGCTCCGTGAGAGTCCATCTGGGTCACAAGAAAGAACCCAGACAGGTCGTCGTGCTGCCCTGCCGCCGATATGACTGTTGAGGCAATCACACCTGAGGCGACTTGCTTGGCCGCGTCAAGACTAAAGTTTACATCAACAGTTCTATCACCGATGCGATCCTGGCTTTCATTCCCCATTGCAATCGTGGGATATTTCACCGTTGAGGGCATGAAATACACCGCGTAATCCAATGGTTCTTCCATCGCAGATTTAAGCAGTGCCACAGGAACTTTGTCCGTGCCAAGATCGGTAGAGACCTTGAACGTTAGATCGGGAGGCAAATCTGGGTTCGCCCCTGTACAGTGCCCCGCCCCGATAAGCAGGTAGCCATCTTGGACTTTCTCGTAGGCGGTCACAGTGCAGAGGAAGCGGTCTTGCGTGCTGCCGCTGGAGCCGTAGAGAGCGAACGTGCTGGCATAGACCTTATGGTCAAAGCCCTTGGGCTCTTTGATGTTTGCGCAAGCAAGAGCGGGGGTCAAAAGAATTACCATTGCAAGAGCGATGCTACGGATTGCCTTGGATACCTTCATAAAACCTCCGTTAAAACAAAAAGCCCGAAGCATATCGCAGCCTCGGGCTCTGTTTTGGGCTTGCGCCCGATTCTTTTTTGAAACGCCCTTACTTTTTACTCAAAGTCAATGGCGAACTCGTCCAAGGTAGCTGTGAGAGCGTACGCTGCCATGGTGGCCGTCAACACGAAGTTCAGGTCGGCTTCCCCGCCCGCTAGTACCGGGTTGTCGGTTGTCGTCGCCCAGTCCGTCACGGTGTTGAAAATCTGGCTTCGGAATTCACCGGAGAGAACCTTCGTTGCGGACAACTGCAAACGAGCGTCAATGGTAAAGGTCGTAGAGACCGCCCCAATGCTCACCGCGCCGCCGGTCACGAAGACTTCCTGCCAACCGGTCTTCGCTTGTGCAGCCGCTAGTGTGTCGGCGATGGGAAGAACGGATGCCGGAGCCACGTACAGGGTGAAGAGCACCGTGGAACTGGTGAGCCCAACGAGGGTTCCAGTCGCCCGGATACGCATGACCTGTCCCGTGCCGAGATACAACGGCGTGACGCCAACGGACAGAGGCACGACGCCCCCGCCAGCCAGAGTCAATGCGTTGTTGTTCAGTTGGAACGCAGTTTCGTTCGTTGTGATGACGGACTCCAGTAGAGGAGCGAGCGTCAACTGTTGCGTCCCTGAAACTTGCCTGCGAATCGTGTTAGCATTAGCCACGGTAGTTCTCCTAGTCTTACTTCTTGTACTTTTTCAAGTACGAAAGTGCTGATTCCAAAATTTCTATGCTGTCGTGGGCACTGCCCAGCAACGTGTTGCAATTTGTGCAGAGCAAACCACGTCTGCATTTGTCGCACGCCGCTCGTTCAGAACAGCAAGTGTGGTCATGGTCTATTGCTAGACGAATTCCATTTTGCTGCGGTCTTCCACAAACATCGCAAAGACCGTTTCGTTTCTGAACTTCAGTTTCAAACTGCGCAGCAGTCCATCCGTAGTCCAGTGGATGGTATTTCTGAACGTACTTTTTATACCGTTCAGGATGTGCCGCCCGCAACGCTCGCTGTGTTTCTAATTTTCGAGCCTTGCGTTCTTCCTCTGATTTCTTCGGAGCCAACGAATTGGCTAGAGCCGCGCCCGCCAGAGGTTTTCTTCCTTCATGATTCGCGATTCCTGAATGATACCAAACCGAAAAGCAGAAGTCAATACTAAATTACACTGCCGACACCTCACACCTGACCCTTCTGAAACCCGGTGTCCCGTTCGTGTTCGGTCTCGCAACGACTCCGAGGAACCAGTCGTAGCTCACGATTGCTCGTGTCTGCAACATCGGGTTGCTCAGGTCAATGTCATTGTCGCCGAAGGTCTTGACGTTCACCTTGAAGCTGGGGTTCCGAGGAACTCGGTTGCCCAGCAACTCGGAGGCCATCATTGCTTCACGGCCAACGACATACGTTGCGTATCCAGTCTTACCCGTTGAGGGGTAATTGGCGTACGTCGGCACCGTCTGCGTGCGGATAATGCGAACTCCGCTCCACTCCAGCACCGTGTAGCCGCGAGTCATGTCCGACTTCAGGACAGACGCCCCGGCTTCGGAACGCTTCAGCACGTCAACGGCGGACCCGGCAGAGTTGTCCGACATGAAATCGTAAACAACGTACGGGTGCATCGCGCTCGTGTAGAGCCCGCCATCACGACCCGGAACCGCGTTGCCCATCAACTGGGACTCGCACTTACGGACTGTGTTGGACAGCATGAACTCGTTGTCGAGCAAGTCAATGGCTGCGGACGACTGCGCCACGACGGCTGCTTCGAAACCGTTAATCGCAATCAGGTTGCTCGTGAGAGCGCCCCGATACGAAAGGTTGCGGCTGGCATCCATCGTGATGTCCGCAAGGAACATCTGTTGAGCGACGTTTGAAATGCCAATCCAGTCGCCGTATTCATCAGCGAACGCATCGCTGAAGACTTGGGTCAACTGGAGGCTGGGACCCGGGATACCTTCGGACAGGTCGTAGGTCGCAGCAGCGAACGGCTGTTGGCCGTAGAACTGGAGCGTCCGACCAGACCGGCGAGGCAGAGGCCGGAAGTCGCACAATTCCTCAAGAAATGGAGTATTGAACTGCCATTCCAAAATCGCAGTGCGGTCATACGCAATCTGCGGGAAGGCAGCAAGGGTGGTGCTTTGAACGCCCGGGGGCAGAATCATGGTATTGTACCTCTCTCAATTATGGCGAGGTTAGTCAGTTTTCCATGATTCCGAGGGAGTTCTTATATTCGCTTCGAAGCGTAATGTTCTTTGAAGGCGTCATCAGGGTTTCGCCCTTGAGCGATTGTGTATGCCTTCCATGCGTCCAAAATCTCCGCTGGAGTAGCCTTCGGGTCAATGACAAATTGAGGGGCAACAGCCCGTTCAGTCGCTCCCGCACCTGTCACAGCCGGAGCCCCGCCGGATGCAGCCGCTCCCCCTACACCAAACAGTGAAGATGACGTTGCCGGAAGTTTTGAAGTTGAAGCAGTGGCAGCCGCTATAACCGGTGCCGCACCGCCCACAGCGATTCTTGCAGTCTCGGCAGCCGCAAGCCGTGCGGTCTCGGCAGCCGCAGCAGCCGCCGCAACACGTGCAGCCTCTGCCGCCGCTGGGTCTTCCGCCACTGGCTGGAAAAGCATGTTCGTGCGTCTCAACTCACCGAACGCTTGAGCAAGTGCCGTAGCTTTGTCCGGCGCATCCACGAGACCGAGTTCAATAATCTTCATGCCCATCAACTCTCGGTTCCGATCATCACCGGGCCACGTTGCGCCCGCAGGACTGCGTAAAAATGTTTCTGTGGCTTGTGCCCATGATTGTTCATACGCGGTGCCTTGGCTCTGTTCAACCGAAGCACGCAACGCATCAAGCGGAATGCCCTGTTTATCAAGGTAATCTCGCAATGCACCCGATTGTTCAATGTAATCCGCAGCGGAGATTTCACCCGCTTTGAATCGCCGATCAAGGTCCGCCTTCGCAACTATCTCAGCCGCAGCCGCCGCATCAGCAGCAGCTTGCTGAGCCACGGGGTCAACAATCTGTTCCTCCACGTGTGCGTCAGCTTGGATGTTGAACGCAACCCGATACGCATTGAGAATCACTTGGTCGAGTTCTTCTTGAGTATCGGCAGTGAATTCATATTCACGCCCGCCGATATTCTCGATACGAGAGAACCCGTCACGAGTTGCCGCAGCCTCGGCTTCTTTCCGGGCGGTCTCAGCAGCGGCGAGCCTTGCAGTCTCGGCAGCCGCCTGCTCAGCGGCGAGCGTCTGGGTAGCATTCGCCTGCTTGAAAACTTCGTCACGCACGAGGGCTTTCAAAGCCTCGGGGTCTGTGGCGTCGGCGATAGCCTTCTGCAACTCTGGGGTCATCACAAGATTTGTAGGTACTGGGTCGCTCATGGTAGTGCTCCTATGGGTCGTTCTCAATTATGGCGCAATTAGTCAGTTTTCGTAATAAGTTGTCAACAACTCTTACTTCTCGGTCGAGTCGTACGAACCCGCAATCCGATTATCCGCCATCTGGTCAAACGTCTCTAAAACTCGCTGCCGAACGTAGTCCCCAGTTTCAACGACTTCAGCAGGTGTCTTCTCCAGCGTAGCTTCTGCCGCCGTTCTCGCCTTCTCCAGATTCTCTCTGTCCTCAGCGATGCCAACAGCGATAGCATCATTGATTGCAGAGATGAGCAAAGCGTGATGCTCTTTCGCCGCTTGAGCACGGCACTTCAACATCATAACTTGCTGAGGGTCCCACCCGGGAAAGTCCGTGCAAATTGCCGTTGCCCCATCAACTAAGTCTTGAGAGATACGAAGGATTTCAAGAAACCCCGGATGGGCTCGCAGAGCCAGTAGACGATTTGCCCTCTCAATGTTCCGAGAGGTAGTAGGAACGTACGGTGTATCGCTCATTTTGTGCTCCGTTTCTTTTGGGCAGCCCGCCGCGCAGCCGACCATGGAATTCCTTTGTGCGATTTTTGTAGATTTTCGCGGTGCGTGTCTGAAAACTTTTTACCCTTCCAAAACAGATGTTTTCCTTCTAGTTTTTGTGCTGCACTCTGGTGCAATTTCCATAAATCTCGATCTGCATAATGTAAATGGGCATTTTGCAGTGATTCTAAACTGTGTTTGCAGCCCAAGGCATTCTTAAGTCCCTTACAGTTTTGATTTCCACGACTCGCCCGCCCCATCTTTTTTCTTGCTTCTAAAGTATGAGGTCCTGTGAATCCTTCGCCCCCGTCACAGATGTTATACCCGACATCGGGGTGTTGCGTTTTCAAAACCCGAATAAAATGCTTTTCCAACTCGTCAAGTTCTTGCCGGGATTCAACCCCCGAAACCAAGGGATGAATACTCCAAGTCTCGCGGGGATGCAATCGCATCGCTGCGTAAAGATGCGACCGTTTCCCTGAGTACCTATTCGCATCGTGATACTTCTGTGAAAGGTACTTCCCTAAATCAGTCTTCTTGTGCTGTCCAACATAACACTTCAAAGTCTCACGGCAAACAATCACATAGATGAACATTTGACTCTCCTCACTTATGGCAGGAATAGTCAAAAAGTTCGGGGGTCATCCAGAAAATGCACTCTTATCCATGTTGGCGAAGGCTCCCTTCGCTGCACGATCAAGACCTTGTTCCTCCGGTGTTGCAGCCATTGCTTTATCCGCAGCCTGCTGTTGTTTCTGCAACGCCATATCGTTTGCTTGGTCCGTGGTCTTCCCATGCTCATTCAAAGCATGTTTACCAGTTTCAATGAGCATGCGATTCTCGGCTTGGTTGTTATCAATGTCCTTCTTGACGGCACCTTGAGCCTGCATCATCGCCACTTTACCCTGTGATAACGCAGCCTGCGTATCAGCCATC